ACATCAGAAACATTCTTCTTCTGAAGTTTTGCATATAATCCAGAATCATTTAAAAATATTTGTGGACGAGCAACATGAATACCTGTTGGTGTAATGCTTGCCAGTGCAGTTCCAAGACTAACACCTGTAACAGTTGTTGTTGCTGCTAATGTAACTGATTTAAGATCAGCAGAAATAGCACTAACTCGATTGAATCTTGGTGCAACATCTGATGTTAAGTTAAGAATAATAATATCATTTACCTTTAAAGATCCGAATGTCTTACCAGCACATGTTAATACACTTGATCCACTTATGTTAACTTCATCTCCAAGTCCTAGTTCTTTTATTACTTTTGGTTGTAATACTAAATCGCCAGAAAAATCAGCACCACTTATGAACGTATCCTCTTGATGAACTGACATCACATCTTCAAGACCATTTTTATCAACAGTTGTGATTGATCTAGTTAATGAATTATCACCATTTATTCTAATCTGTTCACCCTCTATAAATGTTCCTGATACCTGTTCTAAATCATGAGTAGTTCCTCCACCACCTGCCTCTTCTGCAAATCCAGTCGCACCACTACTTAATCCTTCTACAAAAGAACCTACAGGTAATTCAGTATTAGATAATGCAACATTAACTGTTATTTTTGTGAATAATTGAATATCATATAGGTAAAGATCAAACTGAGTTGTTGCATCTTTGTAAGAAGCATCTGTATTTTCAAATGCATAAGATCTTGCTCTACCGATAGTGCCTCCTTGAGGAGTTGGATTATTACCACTTCCTTTTCTTTGATTTCTTAAAAGGATAGTTGAATCAGCGAGATTATTATTTAAACCTAGTTCTGGTGTTCCATGAACATTATTTAATTTAAATAGTGTTCCTAATGCAAAATTAACCTTTGCAGACTTAAATTCTGCCTTGTCTCTTGGTTTATCAACGTCAATAATTGATGTACCAGGCTTTTCGATATCATGACCTCTTACATATGCTTTTCCGGGAGAAACTCTCACACACATTAAAGGTTCTTCAGGAGTATTTCTTTGATCAGTTTTTTCATTTTCTAAAAATATACCCTCATTTGATACTCCATCATTCAAACATTCTGCAAGATCAACTTTAAAATTACCAACTGAATAATTTCCAGATTCTTCATAAGTTCTTTTTGCAAAATAATCTTTAATTAAAGAATAATCTGCTTTTTTTGCGTTTTTCTTGAGTTGCCCATCATCAAGACGCATTAATTCAACAAAATTCTTATCGTTGTAGTCAGTTAATGGTTTTTTTGTTAAAGTAGTTTTTATTTTTAGTCGATCTGCACCGGGTGCTGCAAAGTTTGAAAATCCTCTAGCGTTATCAAATAATGAGGAATCATCTTTTGCCTGAATTATTTCTTCCTGAATAAAAAGACCAACTCTATAGTTAGGAACATTTGAATAAGGATCAAGTACAATCTTATCAGCAGATACATTTACAAAATGACCACGAATGAAGAATACACCGTCTCCTATTGAAACAGCAGAACCTGTTTTAGATGCGTCTTGATCGATAAGAGATGCAACTGTTTCTCCAGCGGTTATTTGTGTGTTTCCATATATAAATGACTCTTCAACAACTAAATTTTCTCCATCAGTCATAAATGCAACTTCATTGTTATCACCAGAATCGATATATTTTACGAATAAAGTTAAATGTGTGATTTCGGTAGAATCTTCAGGTAATGCATAATTGTCAATTTTTATCTTTATGCCACTATCTTCCCCTTTTAGTATTTTACCCTTTAAATTTTCAACATATAATGATACTGGTGTTCCTAAATGATCTGAATTTAACTTTAATGAGTAGTATTCATAGTCATAACTTGTGTTTCCGGGGATAACCATTGATCCCTCTTTAAACATATGACTACCGAAAGTTTCAATCTGATCTTGTAATATTGACTGTAAAGTTGATAATTCACGAGCCTGCACTGGTCTACCCGGATTGAATAGAACTCTGTAGAACTGATTATCCTTGGAAAAATCGTCGTAGTATGGACTTATATTTAAATTCGTTTTTTGTGGCATTTTTTAAAATTCCAGAATAATTTTTATGTCTTCCTTTTGTCTCAAGTTTCTTGAGATTTTTGCTCGATTGTCAATGTATAATAAATCACCTGACCCTTTATTTATCTCAGGTGAAGCAAGACCACTTGTGAATGAAACACCTAAAGCAACATTGTTATTTTTGACATCAGTTGTAATACCAGAACTAAATGTAGTTTCAACAGATCCACTTCCTCCGGGAAATGAAACTTGACTTGTAGTTGATACAAAATCAAACTGCTGTGATCCATTCGTTACGTTTGCATAATCAGTTTGGTCATTTCGATTACCAAAATACAATGATCTATCTTGGATGTATTTAATCACATTCACATCACTATCATATGAACTAATATATCCAAATGCAGTTGTTCCAGTAGAAACAGTTTGTTGTAGTATCCCACCAACTGCTGGAGTTCCTGATATTGTTGAAAACTTAATTGATTTTAATGCAGAAAATGTACTTCCTGTATAAACAGAAGTTGTTCCAAAAGAAGTTGGATTCTTTACTAATGAAACTTGTGCAAATTGAGAATCAATTGGAAAGTCTTTTGTAGAATCATCAAATCTTGCATAAACAAGAACACGATCTGCTCCTAATTCTTTATATAAATCAAACCCATGTCCTTTTGATGGGGGAATAATCGGGATTAATTTTGCAGGTGTGCCACCCTGTACCGCACCACTATTAATTGTGCCTAAATCTACAACACCATAAGTATATCCTTTACCACCATTGGAAACTGTGCATTTAGTTATCTTTGTTCCAGAAACTTCAACTACTACCTTTCCACCAGTTCCGTCACCTAGAATATTAAACTCTCCACCAGTCGTAGTATAATTATTTCCTTGATCAGCAATATAAACCGTTTTAATTTGATTATTGTTTATATCCGAATCACCATTTTCACGAACTGCTTGAATTTGCGCATCAGTGCTTGTATTCCAATTATTTGGTAACGCAATAAAATCAGTAGAGTCAAATTTAATTATATCACTTGGATTGACTGTGAATAAGTATTTCCAAACATACCCATCTTGACTTTCTCCTGCCTTTGATGGTTCTAAGTCAGTAAAAGTTGGTTCATCTTCAGATGCATTTCCTGTAGTATTAATTCCTGATGATCCATTCTCAATACAAATATAAACATTAAAGTTGCTATTCATTACATAGTAGTTCGCAGCATATAAACGTGTTGCCCCTGTATTTGGAGCACTATTTGTGGTGCTGTAATCTTGACGATACATATCATACTTAACACCTTTAGTCCAATCAATTCGACGAACTAATCTTCTTACATTTGCTTCTGTAACTCTCTTACCAAATTGAGTTGTATCTCCAATATGTGCAATATCCGAAAAACTATCAACTGGATTAGGTGTCGCAGTATCAAAATTATTTGCTCTTCCAAAACCAACAGAGGCCGGAGCAGGATTAGGTAAACCTAGTGAGATATAGTAAGAATTGGTAGACGAAGAAACTCCTGCGACAAAATTACTTGCATTTAATATTCTAAACTGATCTGTAACAATTGCTGGCATTATTATATTGTTTTTTCTATATTTATACAGGAAATCGTCATGGTGTATGAGCCTTCCTTAAAGCACCTGTATTTCTCTGTCCAAATTTTCTTCTTTGGATAGTTGGGAAGGTTGAAATACCCAATCCTTCACCAGAAATAACTGTATTTCCAGTTACTCCTATGGCAATAGGACTATTTCTCACAAAGTCACCAGAACTTGGAGTTAAAACACCGAATGAGAACTTACCCAATTCATTATATTTCACATAAATTTCACCATACATTGCATTTGGATGGTTTGTGCATTGATAGTAGAAGCGTTTACCTCCTAATCCTACGGTATTGAATACAAGTGTAGAACCATTTGCACCCGAACCACTTACATTAGTTGTATAATTAGATCCTCCTAGTGTCTGTTTAATAGTAAATGTATGTCCACCAGTGCTATTTGCGATACTCAAAATATCTCCATCTTGAACATATAACGTAGGATTGTGAACACTTGATAAAGTTGGTTGAGTATTAAATTCACCTCTATGCTTTCCACTACCAATATATGATGTGTTTCCAGATCCAACACTACCAAATGTTATGGTGAATGGTAAATTAGATTTTGCAAGATCAATACCATTTGTATTAATTCCTGAGTGAACATTAACTTCTATTTCAGCAGCACCCGTATGTCTGTTGATATTTTTAATCATGTATACATTATCAACAAAAGTTCTACCAATCGCAACAACATCTGCATCTGCACCACTCTCATTCAAACTTGTAACTCCATGACCAACAGGAGTATTATAAATGTAAATTGGCATGGTCTCTTTAAGAGTGCTGAAATTATTACCGGGTGTTTTTAATCCAAATCTAAGTCC